ATCAATATCTAAAGACTTAGCTATTTCAGTTAAACATGTATGCCATCTAACAAAAGGTGCAAGTGCAGGATTAGCTGCTGTTTGCATAAATGTCATTAGTCTTTGAGATCTTACTTCTTTCTGCATCAAAGAAGAAGTGCCTTGAGCTTTAATCTCTAGATCACCTATAATATGCGGAGCATCATCATTAAATTGCATGTTCCAATAAAATAATGATTGTCCTAGGGGCTTTAGTAAATAGTCGTCAATATTTTTAATTACTGTTTTAATACTTAATGCTGCAGCACCCATAAGCATTGACATACCTGATGCTGTTCTAGTTGTAGATTGTACACCTGTTGCTCCATGAGAGTATGAAGGTATACCAGTTGCTTCATCAGCTAACTGTCTAAACTTGTCAAACATTTGTAAATTTTCAAATGCAGTATTAGGAAATTTTAATCCATGTACTGCTTGTCCTGTTTGACCACTTTGTCTTCTAAATATTTTACCAGGAAATACTTTCATATCTTGACCAGGTACTAACATTGTTTCATCAACATCAAATACTAAATTACCTGCAAGTGCTAAGTTATCAATAGCCATTCTTGCATGACCATTCATAACCATCTGAGAGTCTTCCATGTTTTCTGGAATACCAATACCAAAAAATTGATATGGATTTAATTCATATGGACATACTAAGTATGGTATTCTAGTTGGTGTAAATGGATTTTCAACCATTCTTAAAACTTTATTACCACAGATCCAAACATTAACGTGTATATTATCTGAATCACCTTGGTACATTAAACCACATTCATCTGCAGTTTTTCTATCTATTATGCCCCAATATTCTAAAACTTCAAATCTATTTTTATAAATTGTTTGTATATTTTCTCTATCATACAAAGAAGATTCAAATCCTCTTGTTTGATAATTAGGCCCCATTTGTAAACATTCCATAACAGCATCTCTATCAAACATTGGTTTGCTTGCTAAATCTTCAAACTGTGCTTTGTTATATGAATGTCTTTGAATTACATAATCACAATCATGTATAGTTGTAGCATTTGGATCTGGATAAAAATCCCAACATGATACAGCTTCTATACTTGGAATAGATTTTATTTTTGTTGCATGAACTCTTTCAATATTACCTTCATCATCTTCTGCTGTAGAAAATGCATGATATTCTTTTGTGTCTGTAAAAGGCCCTTTTAAAATTCCTGTGCCCATTAATGCCATTTCAAAAAATACATGACGCATAATTGTAATAGCTCTACTTTCTTCAAGCTGATCATGTATTAGTTTCTGCATTTTTTCTGCAGCCATTCTAGCTGGTTCTATCTGTGGAGAACCTGTGTACGATGGGCCATCTTTAAAACCAAGACTGTCATATTCTTGATTTAAATTTTTCATTAATTCATTTACTGTAGCACCAGGAGGTATAGCTCCCCCATCACCAGGAAAGCCATATGGACTTTCCATCTCTTCTTGAGGTTGTTGTGGATTCTTTGAATCTAGATGAGCTCTTTCTGCAATCTCTTCTGGTACAGATGTAGGTGATACACCTAATGGAAACTTACCTTGTGAAAACAATACTTCAATAATTTGCCCAAATGAAGCAAGAACTTTAGTCTTTGTAATTTTTACAAATACTCTAGATTTTTCATTTTCTCTAAATGCAGTTTCTGGGCCATATAAACCTCTATAGTTTCTATAAGCCTTTAACCATCTTTTCTCATCATATACCTTAGATGTTTCAGATTGATAAAATCTTTCTCGAATTAGTCCTACTAAAGCATTACCTTCGGCTTCATATCCACCATTTTTTTCTTTATCTTCATCCATATTTTATATTGATTTTTCTTTACCTAATCTTTCTGCAAGTGGATCTTTACCTCTTTCTCTTAGCTTTTGATTAATCTTATAATTTTTTTTAATACTATTAATCTTATTATCTAATCCCGATACATCAACTCCTTTTTCTTTAAGTTTCATATATTCATCAGATAAAAGTTTAAGATCATCTATATCTACATTTCCACCCATGTTCATTTTTCGATCTAATAAACCAGCAAAATTATCAACTAATTTTAAAGTTTTATTATCTCCATAATTTATATTATCTTCTGCTTTTTTCTTAGGGGGTGCTGTAAAGTCAGTCATTAATAGTCTCTTTCTTCAGCCATTCTAAAGATTGCTGGATCTACTTTGTTATTAGCTTTCTTAGCTTTACCTTCTACATCTGGCCCTAATTTAGGCCCACTGTATCCACCACTGAACTCCATAGGTTCATTTGGTTTCTTAGGTGCATCAGGTGCTAGTTCGCCTTCCATATATCTTTTTTTTATGTCCATGTTTTCTCCTCTGGGTTTTCTTTTTTTTCTTTTTTTTAGTTCCTGCATAAACTACAGGTATAAAATTACTTTTAGGCCCAAGACTCATTAATAGTCTTTTTCGTCAGCCATTTTAAACAATGAATCTTCTACATGCTCAGATCCAGATTTAGTTGGAACTCTAACATCATATTCAAACTCTTGATATTTTCTAGGCGCATGTTGAGAAAAGTCAATATTAGTATGTTCCCTGTTTGGGTTTTTCCCATCAGGTGCATCACTAAATTGTCCTTGTTTAACTTTAGCTTTTGGATCAAATTTTGTTTCCATTGCTCTCTCCCGTTATATTTTTATTTTTTTAATTTTAATTATATTCTTGGTAGGTATTACTGTATGTCCACCACCTTGTTTTATTACTCCACTATCTTCAAATATAAAATCTGCCATTATAACTGTAGTTTTAGGATTTTGTTCTACTAACCAACCAAAACTACAACATACAGCTGTCTTTGCTTTTTTTATATCTGGTATATCAGACCATTCACATGATCCAACAATATCTTCCCAATATGCTAAAACTAGATTATATGGAAATTTTTTTTTATTTATTTCTGGAAGTTTTCTTTTTAACACCTTTTAATTTACCAGAATTTTCCATAGCATAAAATACGGCTTCACCTTTTTTCTTACCGTATTGTTTTACCATAGATTTTTTAATTTTTTTACCTTTCTTATTTAGAGGCATCTAATACCTTTCCTTTATTAGGGCCTTTTTTAATTCTATATCCTTGTGTACCAGTCGCACCTATATTAACTTCCCTTTTAAGTAATTTTGATAATATCATTTCTTTTGAATGTTTATTTGTAGAAATAATATATGATAATAATTTTCTTGTAATTCTATTCATATTAATATCCAAATTTATTATCTGCTGCATGAAAATCATTTTGAGAAATAAGTGATCTAAATCTTTCTGCATATTTAGGATGTGTGGGTCTACTCATACACCCATAACGTAATGCATCGTAAGCATGATCTTCAGCATTAGTATCTACATCTTCGGGATTTCTATCATCCGTTGGTAGCATACCTAAAGTTCTAATTAAATTTTTACAAGTTTTAAATATTCTAATACCTGGTTCTTCATTTACAACTCGTAATCTTTTATGTACTTCAAGTTTACCATTAATTCTACTTTTGGGTGATCTATCTGATGGCCTCCATCTACAGCCATTCTGTATCATCGTTTCTGCAATACTAGGGCCTACATCACCTCTCTTTGCCCATGTGCTAGAGTCTAATACTCCATAATGAATATACTCATCATTCTCTAACATTCTCACTTGTTTTGCAAAATTATCTGCCGTAACTTTTTTAGTATACAGTTCTCTATAAATCCATAGATTATTATTGTAATCAACAGCGAACCATAAAACACAAGCAGGAGAAGAATAACCCCAGTCAGCAGCACGAAATTTATACCAGCCTCTAGGTATTTGAAAAGGTTCAACCACATGGGTTGTTTTACTAAATTCTGGAAAAGCTGAGTCTTCGTATGCATCCCAATCTCCATCTAAAAATTGTTTACGTTGTACTTCAGGTAAAGATGCAAGCATGATATAATAATCATCAGTCTGCATCAGATAAGGATTATCTTGTAACTTAGCTGGAATAAATCTTCTAGTAATATGTTTCTTTCCGTTGGGTGTATCTATCCCTACATCAAACGCTGTATTTGGTTCTGCTGGTTCTACGAACATTTCTCGCACCCATTGTGAACCTACATTGCCTGGATTACCTGTAGCTCTCATATAGACAGGTATATCTTTATCAACGGATCTTAAAGAAGATCTTAAAAAATTATATATATCTGGCGAAGGATATTGTGGAAGTTCGTCTATTCCTATCCATGTGTAAGATTGACCTTGGTATCTTAACGCATCCGTCATGTTTTCTGCGTAACCAAACTCTATCTTTGCCCCTGATGGGAATCGCCACTCTTTTTCTTGTTCTCTCCATTTGGCTCCAGGATATGCTTTAGAGTATAATAGTTGAGACTTTTGAATCAAGTCTCGCAACTCAGGCATAGTCCTCCTCACTAGGAGTGCTCTATGATTAGCACTTGAGCAATAACGAAGTGGATCCACTAGCATCGCATATGATTTTCCTCCACCTCTTGCTCCACCATAAAATACTTCTCTTTCAGAAGCTGCAAGAAATTGTGTCTGTGGGCCACTATTAGGCTTGAAGATAACTTCTTGCTGGTCTATATGCTCTTGTACATTTTTAGGAGCACTCTCGATTACATCCTCTGTAAGTAGTTGTGTGTCTTTACCAGTAAGTGCTTTGTCAATAGTTAACAGTTTCTTTTTGGTATTTTCTGCAGACATCTTAGCAGAACGTAGAGTTTGTTCTGCCTTTGCAACTTTTTTACGAGTGCGAGCTAGAATCTGTTTGACTGATTTCTTGGCTTTCTGTTGAACTATCTTCTTTGGTTTCGGTGGTGCTATTTCGTTCAAGTCTTTTTTTAAGTCCGACATGTGATATGTATCTTCCTGTTTTTCTATGTAGCCAAGATGCTGTCTCTCTTAGTGAGCAAGTC